ATTCGCCTAGATTAGATTAGTGTTATTTACTTCTTTTGTATTTATCGATTTGGCTAGAAATCCAAAGCCCTATGTTTATGCCGACTATTAAAGTAGATATTAGCTTTATTATCATTATTTTAAATTTTCCTAAGTACAAAAGCTCTAATTCCAGTCTTAACCGCGACATATCCAGATTCAAGTTTCAGTCTTTCAATCTCTTTTGCCTTGGCTAAAACTTCATAAGCCTTTAATTTTTGTTTGTTCTCATATTCAAATGTTGTCTGCTTCATTTTAACGGATGCGGACTCAACTTTTAAAACCTTTTCTTTTTTACTCTTTGGAATTGGCTCGATCTTAACTTTTATCTGATTTGTCCTAACACCGTGTTTGAGTCTGATTTTCGATATTGTTGCAGGAGTAACGCCGTATTCTTTACCCAAAGTAACTCCAGAAAGATTAGACTTAATTATTTCGTCCTCTTGTTTAATCGTAATCTTTCTTCTCGAAACTCTTTCAGATCCCGACCTGTTCCCTTTTCCGATAATTATTACGGCTGCTCTACGTATTTTCGATACGGTATTAGGGCTTATATTCCATTTTGCACCCGCTTCGATGTTGTTAAGTTTCGATTCAATTAACAGTTTTCTTTCGTGCGGTTTTAGAACTACTTTTTTCTTTTTTACGGTTGGATTATCCACGTTTGCTTAAATTATCAATTAACATTTTATCTAATTGCTCTGGCGTTTCCTGTACTTTGAAATAGTAATCTTCATCAAAACAAATAACCGACCCCGTTTCATTTATGATTTGGGAATAATCTCTTACTAAGTCGAAATTAACCCTTATTCGCTTATCGTTTTTCAATGTTAGAATTATAAACATAATTTAAAACTGTTTATTAGTTTCTATTTTAGAAATATATTCTAATTTGATTTTAATAGCTTCATCAAGCCTTTCTTTAATCAAATCAATTGTTTTTTCGCAACGTTCAATTATTATTTCGTGCCAAAATTCCTCGCCCTTATGGATTAAATAATTGAAAAAATACGCTTTTTCTGATCCGGTCGACATCATTTGCATTTGCATTTGACTGAAATATTGTTTCGATACTTCGTTAGTCGCTACCAATTCGAAAAAAGTTGTTGACTTAGGGCATTTGATTTCTAAAACTGAATTATTTGAAACTAAACCGTCAGGACTTGCGCCTGAGTGATCGCAATTTTTAAAGAAATTACAGTTTGAAACTTCTAAAAAGTCGGATTGTTTCAGCTCTTGGAACTTATTAAATGCTAAAGGCTCTAAATCAATACCTCTTTGCATATCGTAAGAAACAAAATTTTCTTCCATTTCTCCGTAAAGATCTTCAATAGCCTTTTCGATTGCGTAGCTTTTACCCGTTTCTCCTAACCCTCTTACTCCTAATAGTTTGTGAATTCCCGAAGCCGAAAACTTACCGTAACGGTCTTGTTTCCATTCTTGCGTCCTTTGCTCGTTACTGTTTTGCGTTGAATTCTGCATATTCTTTTTCTGTTTTTTCGGTTACTGTATAAGTTTTTTTAATTGATTCGATTGTTGCTTTTGCGCCACTTGCTTTTTCAAACATTTCAGAAGTGAATTCTGGCTTAACTTTTGGTGTTAATTTAGGTTGTAATGGTTTAATCCTAATGCCTCCGACTATTTGTCCTTTCATTTTTACATTTGAATCAACATACAACTCAACATGAATATTATTCCAATTGTCAGTATCCGTGCTTTTATTTAGTGAAAACCCTCTTATTACCGAAGCATTACCCGCATTTAAAACCCATGGCTTAATCGGCTCGTTAAAATAAGCAATATTATGATTTCCTTTGTTACCCGCTACGACAACTCCTATTTCTTGTTTTACGCATTTAATAGTAAAAATAAGCGGTTTCCCTTGCTCTATCATTTCCTCTAAATCAACCACCCCTAAGTGGTCGGACTTATATACTTTTCTGTAGTTTGCCATTTGTGTTTTTCAGGTTATTTTAGATTAACTATTAAAATTGTTAGCCCTATGATTATCAGAATTACCATTGCGATGAGAATCCAAGTCGCAATTAAATACCTGACACGTTCGTTTTCCATTTCTTCTTTGTAGTTCATTAATAACTCTTTTGAATTGATTTAGATTCGCCATTATGTTTTCTGACTTTTGAACAAATACCCATTATACTTGCTCGGTCAACTTGGTACATTTTAAGAACCTCAACTACTTCTGCCATTTGGTGAATTTCAATTTTACTTAGTTCCGAAAAATATTCGTGAAGATGTCCTGAGACTTCATCGGTCGTATCTTCTTTCGCTTCTAAAAAGTCATCATTCCAATTTGTCATTGGCTTTAAAGCCTCAATCGCCTGAGTGCATTTTTGATACATTGTTTTATTCACTTGCGATATGGTCGGCATTTTACAAGCGATTTTTGAAAGCAATGACGAGAAATAAGAGCCTGTTAAGACTAAATCCGTGGTCATTGTCGCCATTTGTTCCCAAAGTTTATGATCTGTGGTTTCGTAAACTCCGCAATCTTGAAACTTAGGAGTCAAAAGTAACTGTTGAAGCCCTTTATAATCTCGGTCGTAGTTCGCGTTAATCATTTCGGAATACCAATATGAATCACGACTATTATAAAATTTGCCTTCTGAATTTCTAAGGAAATAAATCTTTGCTGGTGGCTGATTCATTATTTGTTCAGCAATTGTTTTTTGTTGTTTTTTACCCATTTTTAACAAGTGTATCCAGCTTTGTAGCGATTAAAAAATTGTTAAAAAAGTCCTGTTCTTCAAATGATAATTCGGAATATGTTTTTCCGTTTATATACCACCTGCCGTCTTTATTTTGAATCGTTATTGTCATTGGTTTTGGTTTTTATTAATTTGATTTCTCTTCAATTTTAAATATTCTCTTAAACACTCTTACGTGACTTCTGAATTCAGCAAACGCTATAATCATACTCTTTGCCTCTATTTCAATTTCACGTTCCTGACATTCGTCATTTGATTCTACATAGTAGTGTATTGTGTATTTTCTCATATTTTAAATAAACTATTTTTAAGATCTTCCAATGAAGCAAAAGCATCTTGCTCTAAGATTGTAGTATATCCAGAGTGATATTGTACCTGGGTTTCTCCTTCTGGTAAATTCACATCACCCCAACTACGCAAAGAATTTACCTTGCCTTCAAGTGTAGATTTACCCTCGATAACGTGTTGAACTGGTTTGTTGGATTCCATTGAGAAAATAGTTTCTCCGATTTTAAATTTGCTCATGATTTTATGTTTTGTTAGTTATCTAAATATTATCGTTATTAAAAAATAAGTTGCTATTGAAAAACCCGCTATGATTTGGTAATTCAGTTTCGATAAAAATGTTTTCATTATTTACTAAGGTCTTTTTTAATCTTCTTTAAAAAGTTCAAATCGAATTCCGCTTTTAGTATTTCAGTTTCTAAATACGGCATCAATATTTTAACGCATCTCGCTTTTATATCATTAATTGCAATCGGAACTAATCTGCCGTTTTCGATGTTTGAAAAATTCTCCTGCCCTATTTTCAACATATTGGCTAAATCAACCTGTTTGACTTTTGCCGCAATCCGTAGTTTCTTTATTTCTTTCATCTTATTAACCATTAATCATTACATATAATCTTTTAGACTTACTTCCAAAGTGACATTTATAAAGAGAGCCATCTAAATCAATATCCCCGCAAATTCTGTCTTTAGGCGCTAAATGCCCCTCTCCCTCTTTAGTTAAAAAGATTCCGTTTTCGTAAAAATGAAATTCAACTATAAACTCTTCTTTGCATCCAATTATTCTAGCCATCTTTTTTGTTTTGTTATTATTTTCTTCTGCAAAGATATATATTAATTTGAGTTAAACTAATATTATTTTGTTTTATTTTTATTTGGAGTGATTCCGAAATGTAAATAATCGAGTATTTCCTTTACTTTTTGAAGTCTAACGGGTTCTTTTCCCGAAACTAACAAATCATTACGTTCTCTTTCTAAAGCCCCCATGTCGGGTGCAGTTCCATCATATTTTCTTTTTTTACTCATTAACCATATCAAATAAAGTTAGAGTACTATTTTTTTCTTCAACAATAGCTTTATGATTATTGCTATTGATTTTAAAGTAAGATTCTTTTAGTTCAATAGATATTGATTTACGTTCCATTTTAATTGCCGTGAATCCTTCGCTTCCAATCCCACCAAAAGGACTTAAAACTGTTTCTCCTTCGTTAGAATATAAATGAAGTATTCTTTCGATTGTATCTAATTGAAGTGGGCAAATATGCTTTTCATCGTTTCCATCGCGTCCTGATCTATATTGAAGGGTTCTTGAATAGTCGATGTCATACCATACTGGAGAAGCATATTTTTGCCATAAATCAACTGGAAGATAATCCGGCTTAGAACTGTCTTTATCTTGGTGTGTAATTGGTGTTTCGTTTTCGCCTTCATTTCTGAAAAACAAAACATAATCAGGAATACCAACTCTTGACATTATAGAATCCTTTTTGATTGTTTTATGGAGTAGTCCGAGTGCTTTTGTACGCTGCATTTCAGTTACAGGATTTTTCCATAAAGTAACTTTTGAATGATAAATAAACCCTTCTTTTTGAAACCAATCAATTAACATTCCTGAGAAGTCGCGTAAACCGATATATCCCTCTTTACCTTTTTGTATTGGTAAATCCATACAATGAATAGCGCACATTCTACCACTTTTAAGAGTTCTTTTTAGCTCCGGAATAAGGTATTTAAAATGACTTTCGAATTGTTTGTAATCCGATACGTTACCCATATCCTCTTCTTTATCTGAATACACATAAAGTTCAGCGAATGGAGGAGAAAACACAACTATATCCGCGCAATTGTCAGGTAGTTTTGCAGTCTCCTGAACGCAATCCCCATTTATTAAATGATAATCTTCTGTTTTTATTTCTTTGTGCATGATTTTCACTTTTGATTTAGCTGTTTTGTAATTTGTTTCGGCTGAGTATCGAGCCATTTCTTTAATCCTTTCAAAGTGTTGTTTCTCTTTTTCTAGGATTGTTTGCCTAACATTTACCTGACTTTCCGGTATTAGAATATGAACCGTTACTTTTTCTTTTTGACCGAATCTATAACAGCGCCTTACCGCCTGATAGAATGCCTCAAATTTAAAATCATAAGACATGAATACCATTTGATTGCATTGCTGGTAATTCATTCCGAATGATGCAATAGCGGTTTTTGTTATTAGCGTCTTGAAATCCCCATCAGCAAAACCGTTTAGATTTTTTGCTTTCACATCTGGTTTATCCGAACCTTGAACATTTTTACAGTTTGTCAATAATTTTGATAAAGCATCAGTTTCCGGATTACCCAATCCCCAAACAATCCATTGATTATCATTTGAGTTAACGAGTTCTACCGTTTTTTCAATTCTATTACCAAATGATTTTTTTAAATCTTTATGCAATTCAGTAGCTGAAACAGCAACATCGCCAAATAAATTATCACTTTCATTTTCAACATTAATAATATGCTCTACATATTCAATTTCTGGTAAAAAATATCCTTCTGAATCAAATCCTAAACTTGCAGGATTGTCAATTGCCATCGACCATCCTGATACGTATTTCCAAAAGTTATCCTTTGCGTGTTTCCTTAATCGCCATTTTGAAGTTTCTCCACCGTCATGAACAAAGAACATTGCGAGCATTTCCAAATAAGACATGCCTCCTAAGAATTCAGAATGCTGCCCTAATTCCATGTGATCGTTTGGCGAAGGCGTAGCGGTGCAACAAAGTTTATATGGAGTATGCTTGAATGTTTCGATTATCAAACTCGACATTTTACCGTCACGACCTTTTAATATTGAACTTTCATCCAAAACAACTCCGGAATATTGAAACGCATCGATGTTTTTTAATTGCTCGTAATTCGAAATATCAAAAACATCTAATTCGATACCGAACTTTACAGCCTCTCTTTTGGTTTGCTCTACAATGGCCAACGGTGCTAATATCAAAACTTTCTTTTTAGTCTTTTTTGATACTTGTTTCGCCCATTCTAATTGAGAGAACGTTTTACCCAAACCGCAATCATAAAATAGGGCAAATTTACCTTTGGCTAATGCGGTTTTGATTCCGTATTTCTGAAAGTCTTTTAGCAATGGATTAAGTTTTGATTCTTTAATTTCAAATCCTGATTCCGTAAATGTTTTTCTTTTTGATTCTAAAAAAGTTTGATATTCCATATTTTGTAAATAAAAAATGCCGACCATTAATTAAAACGCATCTCACCTCGTTTCTCTTAATAATCGGCTAATATCTTTTGAATCGCTTATTGTGAGATGCTGCGATTTGTTGCAAATATACTTATTTCAACCTGGTAATTATCCCTTTAATCGTAGTAAATTGCTTATTAGGCATTAATTTCCTAGCGTTAGTTAATGTTGATCTAAAATTATTATCATTAAATGGGTCTAACCAGCTCCCGTCAATAACATAATGCTTTTTAATTAATTCATTCCGGCAAATACCCTCGTTTAATTCTAGTAAATCCAATTCATTTTTAATCAATGCTAATTTTGAATTAGGTAATTTTTGATTCTTTTTCATAATTTACTTAATTCATTTTGATATGCTAAATGCGCATCGTATTCGTTTTTGAACAATCCTAAATATTTAGTTTTTTTGTTAATATAAATCTGTGACATCCATTTATTTACCCCGTTCGCCCAACAAACACCAGTGTACTTACTACTGCTTTTAATGTGTTTTTTATTTGTGTTTTCTCTTTGAGTTACTATTTCTAAATTTTCAACTCTATTATCTGAACGATTAAAATTCTTATGATTAATAACAACTGTTTTATCGTTATGTTTATGTTATAAAAAGTATTCAGAAACTAATTTGTGTACTTTTTTTTCTTTTTGATTACCATGTTTACATAAAACAACACTTAGGTATCCATGCGTGTTATCTCTTTGTTTTAAAAACCTTATTTTGTTATTCTTTAAGCTTTTTACACGTCCTAAACTAGACACTTTATAAATACCCTCGTACCCATCTATGTCTTTCCATTTCTCTAACTTATTCATAATCCCAAACTTTTTATTGCTGATTCTGTTAGTTCTAAATCATACCTTGTTAATGTTTCGATATTTTCTGATTTACCATGATTCCTGAAAACGTGAGAAAACATTTTTTCAATAGGTTTGTTTGCGTCCAATTCATAAACTAGTATTCCGTTATAAAAGTCAATCCAACTTTGACTTAATTGAATCGTTATATTTTTAAACAAAACCCTTTCTTTGGCTTCGTCATAATCTTCTTGACATCTTCCTTGACAAAAATCAACACAATACGTATTGTGCTTACACGGATCATTCAAAACATTACCGTCTTCATCACAAGGCACAAACATTCCAAGTGTAAGCGGTTGTTTTAGGAAATTGGCGTAACTTTCAATTACAGATAATGCTTTGTCGTTATCATAACTATCATATTCGTAATGTTTTGACTTTCTAAATTTTAGCTCTTTATTTACAAAATCAGTCATGCTGATTAATTTAATTTCTCTCATTTCTATATTTTTATCGGTTAAAATTGCTGTTTGCGGGTTAATAAATGTTATAATCAAAAAACGATTGCTGGTAGCTGGCTTGTTTCACTTGCTCATAATTTATTTCATTTTCTGTCGGATTACGTTCTAAGTCATTAATACCGCAAAGTCCATTGCAATCAAATAAAGGTTCTACTTTACACGCTGGCATTTCGTCAATACTTTTTAGCTTAGGATAATCGGGGTGTTTTACTAAAAACACTAATTCGTTTCCACTTTCTTTTGCCTCTTTGCTTTGGTTTTTTAACATGGTTTTAGGCTCTCCGGCTTCATCTGTCAATTCGTGTTCAATTTCCGCCATGGCGTAAAACTTATCAGGAAAATCACGTTTCATTTTCTGCCAATATCCTACACCACCTTGAACGCATCCTGTTTTGAAGCAATTATTGTTTTGAAAACCTAAGTGATACATATTCGGAACTTCAACCCCTGCGCTTTCAACTATTTCAATACACTGTTTTTTATCATAACCAAACATAAGTAACGGATAAATACCTTTTGCTTTTGGGTGGTTTTTATTCATTCCAAAAGCCCGGTTGAATTCTTTTTTCTCAAATTCAAATCCGAAAACTTGAAAAGTATATTCTGCTGTTTTTTGCCAATCTTCTCGGCATTTTCTTTTAAGAACACTTGAACAAATTGCACCCGTCGCTACATTTAGCGATAAATGTTTTTTCCATACCGCTTGGATTGAATCGTACTTTTCTCCTATTGCTGAAATTATCTCAATCTCTTTGTTGTACCATTTTTCACAATCTAATTTGAAACGATAAGTATCATCGTCCTCGTTATTCGTGTCAATCATCATTATTCTACAACGCCCTACTCCATACAAATCAATCGCTAGTTTACAAGCTACAGCCGAAGTCGCGCCACCCGACCACCAACATATGATGTCTTTTTTCATCTTTTCAATTTTTAAAATACCTCATCCGCATTGGGTAGGCTTGATTTAGTTTATTAGAAATAATTTACTTCTTCGAATGATTCGCACTTATTCGGCATCGGCTCTTGATCTTCGAATGTATCAGGATATTTATTTGGTAAATCTCGTTTTTCAATCGAATACGGGTACATTAATTTATCGAGCTTATTGCATTTGAAAGACTTAACTTTTGTCATTACTCCATCGTCATTGTAATGCCTAGAATCTATATAAACCTCAATTTCAGTTTCTTCCAAGTGTTGGCAGAAATGGCATTGTTTCGAATTCTTTGGATTCTGATTACAAAGATTTTCATGGCTTGCCATTGCGTGTTTTCGCTTTAATTCTTTTTGGCAAAAATCACACTTGTAAATTGTTACGTTTTCAATTGTTTTCATTTTAAGTTGTTTTGTTGTTTAAATTTTACAGAAGAAATACTCCACGCGCTTACTTCTTTTTTATCTATTCGCTTGGTTAAGGTTTTCTTAATCCATTCTTTTAGTTGATCTTTATATTCCATAATTAAAAAGGGCAATCTAGTTTTTCTTCTTCCGTTAACTCATTTTCTCTTAAATCAAACGCTTCTGATATGGTAGCTGTTATCTGCGGTTTTTCTTCTTGTAAATCCTCGCCTCGCCTTTCTTTATCGAATAAGGTAAAAGGACTGCATCCATTAAAATAATATCTTGAATCTCGAATATTATAAGTTATACAATCAATGTTTTGAGGAATACCGACTAACTTTTGTTTTTTAATCTTTTGACTTCCAAAAATAACATCTGCGTCTTTAAAATCCAACGCCCTATTTGGCCTCCATACAAATAAAACATTATCAGCTTTGTCTGCAAACGTTCCGCCTCCTTTAATATTATTCAACTCAGGCCTAAAGTATCGCCCACCATCCTTTTCGTTCTTCCTAGCGGTTAATTGGTGTGCCACAAGGTTAACAGATAAATCTTTTTCGATTGCATACCTCTTTAATTGCGACATAAAACGGCTTATATATAAATCTTCCCTTTCGCCCGACTTCATCATATGCTCAACCGTGTTATAAGGGTCGATTATTAATGTTTTTATACCGTGTTTTTTAATCAGGTAATCGCACTTTTTAAAAATGGTTTCAATTGTGAAGTCCTTATCCGGATAAATGGTAAAAAAATGATCGTTTACAAAATCTAGCCCCTCGTTATATTCTGATTCACTCATGTAATTCTGAGTATAAAACGGATCGCAGCTTTTACCAATATAGGTTTCGATTAAGTCATTAAAAAAATCGTCTAAAGGAAAGTTTTCTGGACTGAAAACCGCCGTTTTACAGCCTGTACCGACCGCCCTGATTAAACACAATTGATTCAAAAACAAAGATTTACCCTCGTTTTGATACCCCGTCCACAAATTAACCTCTCCGGCTTTCCAAGACCATGCTTTGTCTACTTCTTGAATTCCGGTAGTTTCTCCACGACTTTGACCGTTACGGTATCCGTTTAGCATCGATTGCCTTACTTCTTCAACTCTAAAAACTCCATCGACTTTAATCTCTTTAGCGAATTTGATAGTGTTTTTTAAAGCCTCTTTTCCGTATTTTAAAAGATAGTCGTTGGCATCTTTTTTATCAGCAAAATCCACTATTTTACATTTTTCAACTCCAAATCTTCTGATTAATTCCGCTTGTCCTTTTTGTCCTGCCTCGTCTTTATCAACAGCTATGTATATAAAGTCTTTATTCTCGAACCATTTTAAATAGTTGTCGATATAGTCTAAATTTAAGTTTCCTTGAAGATTAAATCCGTTCGGAACTGATACCACATTTGTAACTCCGGCAGTATAAAAAGCCAATACATCAAACTCGCCCTCAACGATTATACATTCTTTTTCTGTTGCGATATTGTCGAGGTTATAAAATATCTTTTCAGCATCTTTAACGAGCTTAAAATTCTTTTTACCGTCACGGAATTTTATGTTTATTAATTCTTCGTTTAGGTAATAATCGAAGCAAATACAGTTTTCCTCTTTTTTAGTCTGAGGCATCCATTCTTTTGCCTCTCTTACTTTTAGCTGTTTTAAGGCGTTAAAATCAATCCCCCTAACATTCTGTATGTAATCAATGAATTTATCACTGTACAGTCGTTTAATGTTGTTTAAAATAGGTTTGTGGTAAATCTTTTCAGTTTCTTTTTTCTTAAACGTGTGTATTTGCCCTGATTCCCCGCAATGCCAACAATTAAAAAATCCTTTATCCCAATCTAGCGAAACGCATTTATCCGACTTCTTTTTTCTGCTTTGGGAGCAGAACGGACAAATATCTTGTTTCGCTCTATCTTTGAATTTATGCTGATTATAAACATCAATTTCGAATCCGTTAATTTCATTGCTCATTTGTTTTTGTTAGTTTTAGATTTGATTTGTTCTGCCTAAAATTTTGATTGTAAAATTAGACAAGTCTTGTTTTCTTAGCCAATGTGAAAAATGTTCTTTAAATTCTTTTAAAGTCTTTTTCTGTTCCTGCATAGCTATTAAGTGAGTTCCGAAATTGTCTAACAAAAAATTAATTGTTTCCAATCTTATTTTATTTTGCATTGCTATTGTTTCAATCCATTGAAGTGAACTTCTGCATTCTGAGATAAAAGTGCCATTATTAATTATTGTTTCTTTCTTTTCATCTTCTCTTATCTTATCTTCTCTTAATGCTATACTTTCGCCATAGCTAATCGATGGCGGGGCTAATGGCGGGGCTATACTTTCGCTATTCTTACCCCATCTTTTTTCAGCTCCTTTTTTACCGTTAATAGAGTTTTTCGACGACGATTTAGACGCGTTATCATGTTGATTATCAAGGAAATTTATAATAACGTACCCATCTTGGATCTTAATAATAGCCTCGCCAATAAGTTCTTTAAATAAATCGTCGTTATTAAGGCGTTTTTTAGCTTGGTCAAATGTTAGCTTGCAATCTCGTTGCCAATACAAGCAACATATTTGACTAAACAATCCTTGAGAAGCCAAAGAGCAAAACATTATATCCCCTGTAAGGTATTCCGCTGGCTCAAATTGAAAGTAAGGAAGTCGCTTACTCATTATTTCGCTAGGTTTTCAACTTCTTCACGTCGGTAATAAATATTTCTACCAACACTAATACTATTTATTAATCCTTTACTTCTCCAATTCTGCAAAGTCATTGCTGTTATTTGAAAATATGCACATACTTGTTTTGACGTCATTAAATTACTGTTCATCGATTATTTGTTTTTAATTCGGGGGCAAACATCGTTATATAATTTGATATAAAAAAACATATTTTAACAATATTTATTAAAACTTTTGTAGTAATATTGCCGAACAAAATTTAACAAAACAAGAAAATGGCAAATTGTAGAGCTTGTGGGGGCGTACTTGGTAGAGATTGTTATAATGAATCTGATTGTATGGATATATCAAGAAATCAAGATATGTACATGAGTCAAGATATAAGCAATATGGAACACTATGTTTCTATTTTAATCTATACTATGGAACAGAAAGGAATAAGCGTACCTAATTCATTTGCTGCCGAATCTCCTTTGATTTTTAAACTACAAAACGGGTGCGAAAACCGATGGCCAGAAGAAAGTTATTTGCCATTTTAACAACTAAAATTTAAACATAACCAATTAAACAACTAGAATTATTAGAAGCTGAATTGAAAAATAAAAGGATATGAAATTAGAATTGAAACACCTAGCGCCTTATTTGTCTTATCAATTGATATGTCACGCAATGGGCGAGAATACCGAAGAATCAGAATATACTGATAATGTAGTTCCGACTGATTTTGTTTTGCATGGATTAGTAAATAATAAAGCATCTATAATTAACGAATACGGAGATAAAAAACTAATCGACTTTGACGAATTATTCATAATCCTACGCCCGATTTCTGATTTAACAAAAGAGGAATTAGACGAATTTACAGTGTGTTTTAGAATGTATCACAACAAGAGTAATTTTGATTACAAACTAATGATTTACTCGGATATTGAATTATGCTTTAAAAAACATATCGATATTTTCGGACTGATTGAAAAAGGATTAGCAGTTGATAAAAACACGATATAATATGAAAGCAAACGAACTCCGCTTAGGAAACTTATTGCAAACAAAAGAAGGTAATAGGTTAGGTAGTGTTTTAAGAATAATACCTAACAGAATACAGTTAAAAATGTTTTGCAGCACGTTGTCAACAGGATTAGGCGACATAGAACCAATCCCATTAACCGAAGAATGGTTGTTGAAATGCGGTGCTTATTGGGAAGATATAATATCTGAAAAAGATGCTTTCGTTATTGATATACACGAAGAATTAAGCATAGGGTGGTGCGGATATTTGTTTTTAATAATATCAGGATGTATTGTTCAAATAAATGACACAAACTCCATCTATTTGCATCAGCTTCAAAATCTTTTTTACAATCTAAAAGGAACGGAATTAACTTTAAATAAATAAACAGAAAATTGAATAAAGAAATTGCAAAACAGAAATTAAAAGCGGGGGAGATTCAGATACATTTTGATAACCTAAATCATATTGATTTATTAAATGAATTAAGCCCATCTAATGAATGGTCAGGAACTTCTTATTATTACACAATAGATAATGCGCTTATTAGTCCTCTTGATAATTTATGTGTTATCAAAATATCCGACATAACAGAAGATAGTTCCGAAATGGAACAGACTGAAATGGAAACGATATTTTTAATTTCAGACTTGCAGCATAGAAAACGCGGAGATATTGAATGGCTAAACTATAGATCAGATGATTTCGAATACCGCCTAAAACCAAAACCCGATTACAACAAAGAAATAGAGGCTTTGCAATTGAAGGCTGCTGAAAACGGAATGAAAGCCGTTGTGACTTTTGAGAATCTATAAGGCCTTGCCTAGGCATTACCGATAGCAGATAAAAATAAAATAACTATGAAAGGAAAATATTTAATAACCACTGACAACTATTTCTTTGCACCTGATGGGAAGCAATATAGAGCTGTATGGGGGGATGTAAAAGTAATTAATGACAAAGAGTCTTTAGGTATAAATACTAATGCAAGGAGTGCAAATTGGTATGCAGCAATAGGTTCAGAAGAGAATCATGTAATTGTAGCAGGTTGCCAAATTCATTATTCAGTTAAGTGTGAAAATAAACCTAACACTGACTCAATAACCGACTATACTATTGATGGAGGAGTAAAGAGAGAGTATCAAACTACACCGCCAATCTATATAGCTGAATAAAAAAGCCGCTCAAATACTGAGCGGCTTTTCCTTTTCTAAAATCTAATCTAAAACCCAAAAATATAACAAAACAATGAAACTGAAAAACTGAATAATATCAAATATAACTAAATTTATTATTTAAAATACATTTCTACTTCTTCTTTTCGTCGGGTTATTAATCCTTTCAATTTAATTCCGTTTCCGGTAATCGCTAAGTTTTCCCAATAGGCGGTTAATTCAGCTTCTGGAATCTTTTTATTTACCTTTTCGAATAGGTTGAAATATTTTATTTTGCCATCTTTTCCGACATAAGTTGCGCCGGCATTATAAATGAAATCAGCAATTGCATCAAACTCGTCTTGATATAAATCATCGCGGCAAAGTTTATCTACCAAAGGACTAACATATTTAGCAAACCAGCCACGTAATAACCTATCCGCTTCTTTTGCCGTTATTGGCGCATCTTTCATTGTCACTTTTTTACCCGTATCAAAATAACGAGTAGTGCCATAACCGATAGTATGTACTTTAGCAGGGCATAAATAAGGCGATGGACAAAAATCCTCGTCTTTTTTTGTTTTAGCAATTAATGATTCGCTGACGCTTGTAATCTTTACCATTATAACTTATTTGGATCTTTTACTGTCAATTGGCTTGTAATCCCAACAGCCGAACCGATAGCGGTTACATATGTAGCAATAGCGATTACTCCTGCAGGAATTGCAACAACTCCGACAACTGGCAACGCTAAAATTACCCCACTAACCGTTACCGCTCCGATTGCGATATTCCTCAATACTTTGAAGAAAGCCGGAGTTTCTGATTTAAATCTTTTCATTATCATTTTATAAATTTATTTACTAGCCAAATAGCTGTGTTAAAAATCAATGTTAAAATTAAGGCAATGCCCGAAAGCCTAGCTTTATATTCTTTTTCCCTTGTTAACATGGCCGCCTGGGCTTTGTCAATCCTAGATACTTTTTCGACTAATCCCTCTTGATTTGTCGCGCTGTCACTTTCTAAGTAAAAAAGAATTCTGTCTATTTTTTGGCCGTCGGTCATTCTGATAATTTTATGTTAAAAGCAAAAATAACAATTAATCTTCTTTTCTGACAAATTCAAGGCGTTGCAATGTAAGATTTTCAATAAAGACATTTGACTGCCCGTAATCGTTAAATTCTTGTTCCGTTAGTTGGATATTTCCTTCGTCGATTCTCTTTTTATCGCAGTCGAATACTTCATAATATAGCCCGCAAGTTTTAGCGGTTGTTTTAAATGTCAATACGCTAACCGAAATACTGTCGGCTATTTTGTTTCTACCGATTTGAACCGGATTGATTTTTTGTGCGCTTAATGAAGAAGCAACAAGTAAAATTGGTAATAATAATTTTTTCATAATTTTTAATTTACAGTGTATCGAAAAGTAAATGACATTGACGTGTCGCCTACATCCATTGTCGTATACGAGACGTTGCATTTGTCAAAATCGCTGCTTTGTATAAAGATAGGAACATTGGCTGCCGTGGTAAAAGAGTGGGCTGTTCCGTTTCCTATATTTCTAGGCAAAGCCGAAGTCCTATTGAACGGAAGGCTTGCTGTAAACGCTGTTTGTCCCGTGCCTAAAGTACTAGAAACTCCGCTTAAATGTACTGTTACAGAGACTATATCCCCTATTCTTTGATAATATGCTTCTTTGCTGATCGTGCCTATAGTAAAATTAGACAAAGGAGTAATAGTTACTGTATATGTGCCGCTAGATGTGTTAGGAATGCTAGACGTAACAAAAGCAGTAGTCGCAATCTGAGTAGTATTTGTTCCAGCTGATGCGGTTGGAGCTGTTGGAGTTCCTGTAAGAGATGGAGATGCAATATTTGCTTTTGAATCGTGTTGCGACTTAGTAATGAAATGATTTGATGCGGTAGCATCACTGCCTGATACCGTGCCATTGAATTGACCTTTGCTGCCGTTATCTGTTGATGTTCCGACTAATAAACTACCATTATTAACTACTAATAATCTGTCTTGCCATCCACTACTATATGTTTGAATTTTAAATGTATCAGAACCACCTACTACTAATTGCTGCCCTGTTTCGCGACTAGTAATTCTATTTGTATCACCTATATGCCCTAATATTATGTCTGTGTCAATTTGTGTGTTTCCAACAACGTGTAATTTATCTTGCGGGTTAATAGTGCCAATACCGATATTAGTTCCATTATCGTAAACAATACTATTCCCGAGAGTCGTTGTCCCAATGAATTTAGGCAAAAAACTAGTAGTCCCAGTTCCAGAAATAGGATTTGAAAGCGAACCGCCTCCTGCTAATAAAGCATCTGTGGTTGTTGCGCCTGATTTAACGAAGCCTGTACTGGCGATATTCGAACTATATGTTTTCGCTCCTGCAATAGTTTGAGTTCCGTCCGTTATATGCCCATAAGTAACGCCTGTTTGAGCCGTTTGAAGATTATTTAATGCGTTGTGATCTGTAACCCCTGCGCTCGTAAAATTAGTCCCCATTTGATTATTTCTATCTATTTGAGTTGATGTAGTCGCGTTTTTTTGAACTATAATTCGGCCAACTAAAACCATATGACTCGTAATGAAACTAGGGATATTTGCAGGCTCTGGAGCTACTTGTGCCTGTCCTAAACTATAATCGCCCGTACCTAAAACAATAGCCATTCCCGTGTCTTGCCCAACGCTACGATACACGAAATTAACCGCGTAACTATTACTTGTCAGAGTAGCTAAACCGCCTGTTGCGTTATATTGTGTATTGTTGTATTGTGTCACGACTGATTTACTCCATGTGCCAGAAGTATTTACAAATTGATAGCAAGTTTGAACGTTTGAAGCAACCGCGGTTAGGGGTATCTCAATACCGCCTTTCCAAGCGGTACCCGATGAAACTGTGATGACTCTAGTTGCAGATTCCCCTAACAACACTCCCCCTGGTTCGAATCTGAATTGCTGCGTCTTTTCCCAACTCTTTTGTAATTTATTAGATAAAGCTAGTCCTAAAGAGTCGTAGTCGGCAATATGTAAACTTGTGCCATCCCTATATACTTTAAATACGGGAATAATCGTAGTGTAATTAATTACGGATTCCGTAGTTGTCACAACCAACGATACCGCACCTGTCGTGGTGTTATATTGAGCCGTAATGTAATTTGTCATTTGGTCTGTCAAAGCAAAAGTACTGCCCGCTATAGCGAAACTTTTAGGCCTGCCTGATCCATTAGCATTTGCAAACATCGTGTAAACTCCATTTCCTAAAGTTACCGAACCAGCGCCTAAATCCGTTATTGTCGGAATGCTCGAAACTCCTGCCGATAACTGAACCGAAGTAGTAGAAATAATATTCCATTTACCCGATCCGTCTGACTCAAAATAACCAGAACCATTAGGGAAATTTACCACCGCATTAGTCGCTCCACCGATTAAATCCGAACCGTTAGGTAGTACGATAATCATTCGAGCAGCAGAAGCTAAAGAGCTTTCGTCTGTAATCCAAATTCTTTGGTTTGCGGTTGTTGCAGGCGGGAGCGTTACGTTTCTATTAGCTGTAATATTGGTATATGCTATAAGTCTATTGGTAGTCCCTGTAATAGTATAGTTAGCGTCATTTACAGCTACTCTAGACTCTCCCGTGTTAACCAAAGCAAACGGAATCTTTCCCTGAGTTCCATCTGTTCCTGTTGTGGTTAAATACGTCGGTGTTGAAACTGTTTGGGCGGAATTATTTTTAATCCCATAATCGAATTCCTGTTCTTGTCCCGTGCTGACCTGCCCTATTGCCCAGAAAGGCAAAAAGAGTAATAAAAGTAATTTTAGTTTTTTCATAGTTGTAATTAAAGTGTGTAATCTATTCTAACTCTAGCGTTTAATGTTATTGCTTTTTTAAATGTAACTGTACTTCCTGATTGCGTAAAAGTTAATAAATCAGACTCAAAACCAACTGATTCTAAATCCTGAGGCGATTCATTTATCCATCCTTTAAACGCTACTGCGCCAGAAGGGATGACGTAAGATTGACCGCTGCCAGCATATCTTTTTGAAACTGGGCGAATGGTATTAAGATCTGACAAATTAGCCTTTAGTGCTAACGCGTTGAAAACAGCATTTTCACTCGGTGTGGTGCTTACAAATCCGGTTCTTATAAATTGCGTTATACCTGCTAATTCCACATTTATCGGTATTTCAACGCCTATAAACCAATAAGAGCCATTCGATACTAATGCGTTTAATTCTTCTGTACACACGATTGTAGCGCCACCACTTACATTGTAAAAAGTACCCGCGCCAACCAATATAAATTCTTCTTGTGTTGTTGTCGGCAATGTTTCTCCATCCGCTACCGATACAGCTCTGAATCCAACGCCACCGGTAACAGATATGTAAGAAGTTAAAAAGTCGGCTAAAGATTGAACTGTTCCGCTTTTTAAATCAGCGCCAACTTCATGAGGTATTTTGTCGGTTAAATTAAAAGCAGCATCGGGTAATTGACCTACTCTTACCGTATTTACATCGTTTGGATTTATCATTATAATCTCATTACTTGAAGTTCAACTAAATAAGGCTGCATGTTTTTATCCGTGCCACTAACACCTACTACGCTTGTTGACCTTGAAAACGCAGCCCCAGAATTAATATTAGAAGCCGCATGCGTGTTTCCTCCTGATTGAAAAGACTCCGAATGCATATCTACAGTATGCGAATGCGCCACAACTACCGCGTCCCTAGATCCGCCAGTTAATCCGACTACATTGCTTGTGACTCCATAAGCAACACCTACCCTGCCATCTTTGTTTATAGTTCCGTTGTTTCCGTTGCAAATAGCATATCCTAGCATTAGATTTACACCTAGTCCAGTGTCATCAAAGTTTGATGTTATATATAGCGTATTTACGTGAAGTGTAATAACCTCGTATTGCATAGCTCCGATAAAGGGAGTTATAAATGCTATCAGCTCATCTATCGTTCCGCTTTTTAAATCAGCGCCAACTTCATGAGGTATTTTGTCGGTAAGACTAAATGGCGATGGGGGCAATTCCCCAACCCTTACCGTTGTTATTAAATTTGGATCTATCATCTATATTTCGTTTGTTCTTATTATTTCGTTAACATCCCCATTATTAATAACTTCGTTCGGACTCCCTGAGTTCAAAACGGTAGTCCCTAATTTAGCCGTTAAAGGTTTGTGAAATCCAGATATTGATCCGGAAAAAGATATAAATTCGTCTATATTATTAGTTTCTGAAAGACTGCCTATATATCCTTTTCCGTAGTCGATTATCGGGTAAATTGTACCTTGTATTTTCCAATCTAAAAGTATTTTATCTCTTTTTAACTGCTTTAATTTATCATAGCTGGCCACGCTGAAATTACCGCCTGACACGGTGGTGTTTAATTGAAGTCCGTTAAAACTAATACTGTAAGATTGCATTACCGGGCGTGAAGTTACCCATCCTTGGTTATCTCTCGTGGTAGTATCCATGAAATCTGAGGTTTCATCCATAGAATTGGATGTTAAACACCCTATCGGCAGCCAGTTGTTATTCTGTTTTAAAAATAAAATTCGGTCTTGTCCATTTGTAAAATCCATATTTCAAAGGTATGTTTTTTTATTTAATAGTTGGTTTTACCGTTTCTCCGTAATCCATAGTGTAATTATATACAATATCCATTAATTCCCCAGCAAACAGCTCTAAATGCTTGCAAGTGGTTACATTTGTTGCGGTATCATAAGCCCATTCAATAAACATAAACTTGCCTATGTTATTAATTGTAGTTAAAGACATGTAAGGGATATATCCGTAAAAATCGCCTCTAAACACCTTAGTAGGGCGCTGAGCGATTCTTAATTCCTCTTCGGCCGCGATTCTTAGTAATGGAAATTTATCAGCGCTGTTTTTTCTAGTCCATAATGTAGTCGGACTATTGCTTGAGTTGTAAATAGCTCCTAAATATACTACGTCGGCATTATCGCCATTATAAACGGTTTGATTAGCTTTTACTATTGAGCTTACCCCATTCCTTTCTACAGTATGGAATTCCCCTTCTGGAGACCCGGTTGATTGAGACGGTATTATATCTAGCGAGCTAATAAAAGTAGTGCTATTTGCCCCTAAGTTTTGACAAGCAATTATAGCGATTGTTAAGGTGTTGTCAGATTGTATTTTAGGGAAATTTAGTGTAATACTCCCTTTTTTGCCCGGTAAATAAAATATAATATATTTAGTTGAATCCGTTGACCAAACCGCGTTTTTGAAATCATCAAGAGGTGTTTCGCTATTTTTAGGAGTGTAATCTAAATAATAAATACCCTGCTTTATTTGCATTTTTACAAATGAACTGCCAAATTTAGAAGTTACATTGTAATCCATTTTCATCGATACTTCGTCATCAATAGTTACGGCTATTGGATCACTTTTCACCGTTACGGTAGTAGACCCCAAGCTATTCGTGTTTCTAAAGTAAAATCCATAATCTTGGAATGGGTCGTTAAGAAGGTAGTAAGGGTCGTTAACCGTCCAGTTATCATAACTAAGTGAAAAATTGTTTTTCACTAATCCGGGATTATTTAATAATCCACTAACAAGCCCATATTTATACCCAAGTCGAAACCCTCCAATACTGCCTCTTATTTCAATTCGCTGATTTGACCCGCAATGATGAGGGTAGAAGTTATCTATCTGACTACCTAGTGATTTATTTAAATTAACCGTTTTAGTCCCTTTGTAAATATTGTTTATATCAAATCTCCTAAACAGTACATAAGGATCGAAAAATATTTCATTAGGTTTGTAAATATACCATTCGCCATCTGACTGAGTGATACACGCTTTAAAAATATCCAATATAGACTTTAAAACATCCTCGCAAGACATTTTAGTTTCATCATCTTTTCTAATAAATCTATTTGCGTTTAGTTTTACGTTACTAAATACATCGCTACCGAACGGCAAACCATCGTATAAGATATTTACACTTGTATTTATCGGCATATGTATTCCGGTGCGTTTTAAACAATGGTAAATAATATCTATTACTAACATTTTTCCGGTAAAATTAAGACCGTTATCTTTAACAAATGAAAGGTTAGAAATTGCACCTAACCCATCCACACAATCCAGCGTAATAATCCATTCGTCTTTAACATAATCTTGATAAACCCCATCAGGATTTAAATACCCTTGAAATATCAATTTACTGTTTCTATATAGCTTTACAGATAAGTCTTGTTCGCTTTCGGAGTACAAGTCTTCTAACGTCACATCTTTGCTGGCTTCTAATTTCAGCGAAATTCCACCGCCCCTAATAGGGTCTAAGTGATTGTTCACGCTGGCTTTCTCAATTATCGCAGTTCCGTGTATTTCTTGCGCGCCACCTATGTAGTTTTTCTTGAATATTTCACACAAGTAAGTATCGTTAACGATATTTTTATACTGAAAAAAGTACTTTAAATTAATAGTGGTAACAAGTGAAATGTCTTCCGAATCTATTGATATGGCAGGATTAATCGCACTTAAATAAACCGTTATAAAAGCGTCTATATCTATAGACGCCTCTATAACCGTGTTGTCGACTATAGCATAAGATATTCCAGCAGTACTATAATTATCAACTAAAAAAGCTAATGTATTAGCTATTGTCGCTTGTGTAGCTCCGCTTACTTCCACTTTTGAAGGGTCGCCGCCGCCGAAAACCTGATAATCTACAATTACTTCGGTAAATCCGTTAGGATAAACTAAGCTAACGCCATTAATATCTATTTTGTAATTAAACCCAATCCCTACGGCTGGGTTTTCGTCAAATGTTATTAATATTTTCTTACCCATTATATCGCGATTGACCCTCCTAATTTTAAGTTTTTATTCATTGTATTTGAAAGAACACCAATCAAAGATTGACCACTAATCTCAAACACAACATTTTGAATTCCTCCAGAATAAGATCCGCCACTAACGGAGTTAGAAGGACTTGACACGCTATTACCGGCTGATACTGAGCTTTTCCCAGTGTTTTGAGATGCTTTAGAACTTAAAAATGTACCGCCTGATTTCAACGCTATTCCTCCCGCGATTGCCGCTAATCCTGCGCCTACGCCTAATATTGATCCAAACGTTGCCGTTACAGCGGCTAAAGCAATTGAAGCAGATCCCATAGAAATCAATTTATCCCCAATACCCGAAAGTATAGACCCCATGCTTGCGATTAACGAATTACCCACGGCTTCAAATGCGCTGCCTCCTGTCGCTAAGGCTTCTCCTATTCCTGCTCCGATTCCGGAAAAAATAGTTACAGAACTTGTATTGACTAAGTCTCTTAACTCATCGCTCCATTTAATATACTGACCTTTAATTTTCGTAAACCCTGCTTTCATACGTAAGAGCCACTTCTCCCTATCTGCATCCATGTCCTGAGCTAAAGAAGAAAAAATACCGGTTTTATGCTGAACACCTAGATTTAAAGCGTCTTCAATATTGAATTTATCCGGCATTTTCAGTCCTGATTTAACCAATAAATTAACCGGCACTACGATAGGTGTTTCAATAGACGCCTTGACCTTCTTAATCTTTTCTTCTTTGTAATCTAGCTTGATAGATGCTTTTACTTCAATAGTGGACTTTTTAGCCCACTTATCCATTTCGGCGGAATTAGCACGTATGCCATCTTGAACATCTGCTAAATCTGCTTTGTATGTTTTTAAAGCCCTGTCTGCTTGTTGCCACGCTTTATATGTAGACTCATTGAATTGCTCGGATGTTAATTTTTTATTTAACTCATTACGCTTGGTTAATTCTTCATTGTGAATTTTTATTAACTCCGTTTCTCTGTCTCTTAATTCAACTTCTTTTGCCGCTAAATCGCCTAATTTACCAGCATACGCCTGCGCTCTGGCTTTTGCTTTTAATGCGTCCGTAACTTCTCGAACCGCACCCGCTACATTGCCATTTAATATCTGTTCTTTGGTTAGATTGCCAAAAAACAAAGGGTATTCGTCTTGCAATTTCTTAACCGCAATAAGCCTGTCGGACATCGATAAATTAATATCTTTTGCCGCAGAAGTATAAGCCCCTACGCTAGCTACTTGCTCGGCTGAGCTTTTAGCGGCTTCTTTGTTTACGTCTCTCAGTGCCTTTCCGAACCCGTCAAAGTTTCCGGTTAGCTTACTAAAAACATCGCCAACAGTAATTCCTTTTTGCGACATTATCGTCAATCCAGTTGTAACCAATGATACAGCTAAAAGAATCCCGCCAGACCCCATTAAGCTACTAGCTACAGCTTTTAGCGCCCCGCCAGCTCCTCCGCTTGATTTTGATAAATAACTAAATGCTTCTGCTGTAGCGGTAATATTATTACCTATACCCATTATCCCAAATGGCGCATCCTGAGCTATTCGGCTAAACTGCATTAGCGTGTTGCCTCCGTTGGCTATTTTAGGAGCGGCCCCTGAAAAAGAATTACCGGTGTCTTTAATAGCTGATTTCAAATCAGACAAAGACTTCTTAGCGTCTTTTATTTGGGCATTGATTTCCTTAGTATCTAGCCCCAGCGTTATCTGTTCGAGTTTTACCTTAGATAGCTCTTTAATATCTAATTCTACCTCTTTAATTTTTTTATCAAAGTCGGATTTATCCGCTCCTATCTGGATTTCTAACGCCATTATTTAACTTGTTTTAGGTATTCTGAATAGGCCAATAGATAAGATTCCCTTTGTTCTTTGCTTACTCTTGATTTATCTTTATTCCCATTGTCCAAACTCATGAATTTATCAATAGTTTTCGGCATTGTTTTAGGGTCTTGGTGACTGCCTATATAAGCGCTCCACGAAATTTGCCTAACTTTTTCCCATTCCCTTAACTGCATTCTTTTATAAGCAAAAAGGCGAATTTGGAACTCCGCAAAAGTCATGTCGTAAACATCACTTAAACGCATCCCAAATTCGCCACAAGCAAATGATATTACATCAGCTTTGAAATCTATTTCGCTGCTTTCACTTTTTTTTTGCTATCGTCAGAAGGGACATCTTTGTGCATCGATTCATAAAAAGCAACTTGGAATTCAGTCCAGAAAAACCCGCCTATTCCGCCATTGTCATCAATCATGTCAAATATTGTGTTCATCGTGAAATCAATCTCTTTACCAGACCTCTTGTGTGAATACAATAATGAGTAAAACATGATTTTAGGAATCAATACAGCGTCATCTTGCGAGCTTAATTCGTTAAGCATTAAGCCTGTCCCCTCTAATAATTCATTTAAAAATCCAATTCCAAAATGAAATTCCTTATCTAATAACGTCTTTCTATGCATTTGGATCAGTTGTTACAATGTCGCCAGAACCTTCTAATGTAGCTGTGAATGTGCTGATTTCGTCACCCGCGCCCTGATCTAAATTTAAATCTGAAAGAATAGCCGATCCGTAGTAAATAGCAGAAGTTACGCCTGTGTCTAGTTTCCACGTAATAGGCTCTCTTAGCTGTTGAATTGAAAGCAAATAATCATGTGACGCTTTTGTTACATCACCGCCTACCGAAGTCGTGTCGATATACTCCCCGTCCGCATCAATAGTGTAATTTAAAGTTCCAGCTTGTTTTACAGTAACTCCTGGATTGCATTTTGTTTTTGATTCAATAATACTAACGGCTGTTTTTAAGCTGTTTTTAGTCAAGCAAGCAACGGGTCTGTAGATTGTATCGTCATATATGTATAAAATCCCTACCTCGCCTTTTATTGGTAAACCCATGTTTTTATTTTATATTAAAGTTAAATTTAATCTTAAAAATGATCTGAAAATATTTTCTGTATCAGTAACTGTATCTAGCTGAGTTTCAAATGTTGTATTTTGAATAAGTGTTTTAAACCCTGTTATCGTTATTTTAGGCAACAATAAAGTATAAACATCATGCTCAATATCATTTAATAAAACTCTACTGCCGGAGTTTCCGGCGCTTGATGTTTTGGTGTAAATCTCAATTAATAAAGAAGTTTCCCATTGGTACTCGCATTTATTCGGCTTTACAACTTCTTTTGTTTGAGAAGTCAATAACACGTATTCGTTTAGCTTATTGTTTCCTGTAACTCTGCTATCAAAGCATTTTATGTTTTTACCTGATACGTTGATATTGTTGACTAAGTTGAAAACTGCCTTTCTAATAAATTTATCGGGATTTACTGTTACCATAGTCACAAAAATACTAAATTTTTTTATTGAATTGTTTAATGGCTAGTTTTAATCGTTTTTCGTAGTCTTTTTTGCCTTTAATCCAAGCAGGGTATAAAAAAGGTTGGGGCTCAGATCCATTATTTATCTTATTTATACACGCTATCCATACATTTTTAGTGTCATACCCTTTGGCTTTAAACCAAATAGTCATAGCGTCAATAAAATCCTGAAACGTACCGCCTTTTTTGCCTTTATAACTGTTCGCCATTGCTTCAAATTCCGGTGGTACTTTAACCAATAAACCTGTGCCGAATTCAACATAAGCTCCGTATAATTCGTTTACGGTTACTTTGTAATTAGTCGGGTTAATCTTTGATGTACTGATTGATTGAGCTAATTTGCCGAAGTTTTTAGGCGCTCGTTTTTTAGCATCTTCCTCAATACTTAATGCCGCCGCTTCTGTTTCTCCAGCGATTACTTTTTCAGCTTCTTTACCAAATTTCCTTAGTTCGGTAATGGTTTGAGTAACCCCGTTAACGCTACCCATTATCTGTATTCTTGAACTATATTGCGTAAAAGCAACATAAATAATTCAGTTTCAGTTAATTTAGGGTTTAAAAATCTTTGTACACTAGAACATATAGCAATGTATAAGCATAGCGAAATCAAGACGTATACGATAATTTTTCTTTTATTATCATCCATTAGCTATTATATTAACTTCTCTGAATAATTCGTCATCATATCGTATATCGCTAGCGACATAAAATACACCTCTATATTCTATTTTTAGATTGTTTTTAATCTGGTCATTCAAAGCGACATTACTTCTTATTTTGAAAGAGCAACTATCCTTTAATTCAACACTGCCTAACGTATTGTCTTTACTTGATGAGTTTTGTTTTACTTCTGCCCAAAACGAACCTAAAAAAGAATCCGTAACGGTATTTCCACCGTACCCATCAGAAGAAATGCTATTAGTCCAAAGTTTTATTTTGCGTGAATAATGTCTAGATATCATAACTATAAAAATCTACGGTAAACATCCAAAGCCTCTTTTACGCTTTCCGGTATCAAAGTCGAATTAACTTGTTTTTCACTTTCGTAATACCATACTTTAATCATTTGTAATGCCGCTTGGATTAGCTCGTCAGGAACATCTGAAGGCAAAACATACCCGACTTTCAGCGTAACGGTTTTAACGTCAGGAAATATATCGTATAAAGAAAAATGACAAACAAAAGGCGCGGGATCAGTCACTATCTCATTAATAGGATAGTCGTACACTTTAACCTGACAAGCTCCTTTATAGGCCATTTGACGCTCATAAACTAAATGATTAGTTCGTTTCTCTACAAATCGCAAAGCCGCATTAATCATTGATGTTATCTCTGTATCATCTTCGGTTAATGTCGAATCAATACGTAAGTAGTTTTTTGCCCTTGCTAATGTTATTACATTTATGTAAGCCATTATTTCTTAGCTTTCTTTTCCTCGATTAACTCGATTTTATTCTCTTTCAAAATTGGCTCAGCATCATCCTCGATTAACTCGATTTCGTCATTAATGCGGTAACTTTTTCTATCCGACAATTTATAGAACGGAACTAATACTTTGTATTTTTTCATTGTAATGATTTTAATAATTCAAAAGTACAAAAAAAGCCTCTCATTTCTGAAAGGCTTTTAAATTATCGATTTAATGATTAGGTGATTGCGGTAAAATCTCCAAGAACCAAAGCGGCTGGTTGCTCAACAGCTAATGCCGTTTGGCTTTCGATACGAGCTGTGATATTGTTTTTCACAAAGTTAGTACCCTCTTGCTCTGAGAACTCAACAGATAAACCTTCTGTGTTTACCTTAGTAACTCTTGACCAATCCCCAAGTAAATATTTACTTGCAGCGATCCACGTAGCTTTGTAAACAGGAATACCGTTAATTCTTAATTGACCATTTTCAACTGTAACCACCCCCGGTAAACCGTAACCCGCACCGGTAGATTTTTCAGTTTTCAAAATATCCCAATAATCAGAAGGACGCATAACAATGGCATTCACTTCGTAATCAAGATTTTCCTGAGTTGCAATATCATTGATCAACATTTCTACTTTGTTCTTACCTGTGATTATCTCAGGAGAATCAGTTGCGGCAGCAGCCATAACCGTATAGAAAGCAGCGTTTTCGGCTTTAAAGTAATCTCTACGCAATGCTTTAGGCACGAACGATGTTAAGAAAGGCAGGTTGTTAGCCATTTTTTTAGAATAACGAGTAAAACCAGCGATAAAGTCGGTATTACAGTCAATCATCGTTATATCGTAATCAATCTGAGTTTTAGAAGCCCCCTCTGTTTGAGTCGAGATAGAACCCTCAGACGTACCTTCTCTTGGGTATGTATAAGTACCACCTTCAATATCCACGCTTCCAACTAAATCAGATACGTTTAATTTTTGCCCCGGCTTCATTACGACATCGAAGTTATAATCTTTAGGCTGCGCGCCTGTTAGATTAGCACTAAGTGTCATGTCTCCAACTGTTTTAACTTGGATAGATTTCCCCCCTCTAACGGTTTTAATGTCATTAAAGTTGTCCTTTAATGCTTTGGTCATGTTTTCGAAGTAACCACCTTCTTTTTTCTCAACTCCTTTTTCTTGAAGTTTCAAATCCAATTTATCCGCATGATCTTGAATCGCTTTCAAAGCTGATTTCAATTCTTCAACAGACGCATCTTTATCGGCTTTCATTTTAACCTCTAGCGCTTCGATTAATCCTTTTACTTCAACTGTATTTTCAGTTGCTTTTTGCTCTACCTGAGCTTTAATGCCTTCTAAAGCTGTTTTAATTTCAAATGCTTCCATCTTAATTTTTAATTTACAATTTAAACGATTTTAATAACTCTAATGTAAGCGGCTGTTCGTTTAAAGTGTCATCTTTTGACGGCTCATTTGAAAGTGCTTTTAATATTGTTTCAATTTGTCTTAATCTGTCATCAGAGTAATTCAAATTATATGATTTCTCTATAAGTTCCATAATCCCGTAGTGAGATTTGATCCCTTTAATGTTTTGAACGGTAGCTAATGAATTAGCCGCCCACGAAGATAAGAAAGAATATTCCATCAATTTATACTCCTTGATGATGTTTTTATTCTTTTGGTCGCGCTGTATTACTTGGTAACCTATGCTTAGTTCGGCATTTAAGCCACTCTCGTGCATTAATTTCACGTCCGTAAACATGTCTTTCCCTAAAGGCTTGTTCATATTGAATTGGCTAGTAGTAAGCAATCCGTAAGAATCTTTAGCGTCAATCGATAAAGGCACTCCAATCATCATTGTGGGGTTATGGTCTTTTAAAACCCTGATACGTTTGAAGTTTTCCGTTGCTGTTTTATCGAATGATCCAGGAGCGGAAATATCGCCGTCTGAATCTATATTATTGTAAGCATTAGCATAAGCAACAACGATTCCTTTTGCCTCGTCTAAATCCTTTAAATCGTAAGCTAATTGTTTAAAGTTCATTATTTATTGTTTAAAAATCAACATTCCGTTAATATCTCTTTTTGCTTTAAATGCAATTGTGCATCTGCAATTTATTACTTGGCTTGCCGGTGCTTTTGTGTCACCCGGATAATCCATTTTCGAACCATCAGCCATAACAAAACTAGCGCTTAAATCCACACGTTGACCATTTTCAATTAAATGGTCGTGTCTTGTTCTATTATCAACTGCCGAAATCCATTCTTTTGTCAATGCTAAATCGCTTTGTTCAGCCGTTTTAATGGCAGCATATCCGGCAGCAAAAGTTGTTTCCGTCCTTGCTATCCTTAACGCTTGCCATTTATAAAACGACTGTGACCTTTGAACTATGGCGTAAATCGCATTTTGCAAATCAATTACTGTTGCATTTTCGCCTAATTGCTCTTTTATAGCTTTAATTAAATCATCTATCAAAGTGTTCTTAACTGAAACTATTTTAATCCCGCCCTCGTTATTTAAAAAGGCTAATATCTCAGATAATAAGAATTGATTAAACAACACGTTAGCTATCTTTTTAACCTTCTCTAAATCTTTATTTACTCTATTTCCGTAATTAATCCCGATAGTCGAATAAACATCTACAAACATAGCTTTTATTTGTTCGTCTGTAATATTAGCATGTAGCGTGTAATCCAGAGTCGCAAACGATATGTTACGAGCCGGGATACCTTTTAATATCGCGCTAATGTGTTTTTGAACAATGCGATATGCTTTGCGCTCGTATAACGGCTGTATTTTATCCCACGCTATCATTAAATATTATTTGCATTATCCATTACACCCGCACTAACATCATCTATTCGTTGTTTGTTGGTTGTCAACCAAACAACGTCCATCCCATCATCTTTTAGTGTTTCGTATTTCAAAACAGTACGCATTTCGTTTGGGGTAATTGGCGCGTCTTTCATCCACGCCATCATGTCTTTCACATCGGCTTGCATTTCCGGTAATTCAGTAACATCCCATTCAATTACCGCTTTTTCATAACCTTTGAAACGAGGTAGGAAATATTGATTTAATGCCGATTCTAATAGTTTTAAATCAGGTAAAATATTGTCTGTAATAGCTTGTTTACGCGCTTGGTTAGTATCTGTGCTACCTAACGAAGCTTTCCCATCGTTGTTAATCAGCTCATCAGGCCAATTCAAAACATTGCATATAGATTTTCTGTCCCACGCAAGATATTCAAACGGCTTTAATTCATCTGTGGTTAACGAAATACGTGTAAATCCAAGCTCCCCACTTGCTCCAGCTATTCTGCTTAATCGCTCTGGACTTTTGTCCATTTCAACCAATCGCTCTTTTAAGGATTCTGCTTGTTCTGGCGATAACGGAGTCCCTCCGTTTTTGGCGTGAATAAATCCAAAAGCACCCCCGTTTTGAAGTGTCTTAATATTTAAATCAATTCCGCTATTCTGAGAATTAATATTTCTTAAAGCGGATCTAAGCGGACTTATTCCGTATAAATGCGATCCGTTTAAATCGAAATTAGGATTTGCATATTTAATATGAATAACGTCTTTAGCTTTAAATTTAATCATCTGATTACCGTCAATAAGCATATAATGACTTATCGGACTTTCAACGCCTAACATATTCGCATTAGATTTTAAAACTATTTGGATTAGTTGAGCTGGCAAAACATATAACTGAACCGGTACGCCTTTATTCGATCCATCTTCTGGCGACATTAAATAAAAATAGCAATTGCCTATTGTTTTCATATAGGTTTTGTACAGCGCCCATACTTCTGACCATGTTTGAAGCTCATTAGGGTGATCTAAAGGGAAAGCAAGTTCTTCGTCAGAATATGCTTTGTTTTCTAATTGTAGTTTTTTGACAGATTGAATAAAGCTAGACAATCCTTTGGTCGCGTTGTTAAGCTGTGTTAATTTAGAATATGCTTTTTTATCTTTAATCTGCTTTACACAATACGGCACGCTTTGGGTTTTCGTTGCCATTTGATTCACGCAAGCGTAAACATCTGGATTGATATTATAACCTTTGTCTAAGTATGTTTTGTTGTTGGTGTCGTAGTGAGTATATCCGCCTCCTAAATATTGAAAGAACGCCTGATTGAAAGTATTTTTACCGATAAGCTTGATTGCTTGTGTAGCAATGAAATTTGATAACATATTCGCCATACGCCAAAATTAATGATTTTATTATTAAAATGTGAAAAAATTACTGTCAATCAAATTTCGTTCAATACCGTAACAAGTTAAATCTATATGTTCATCATGTTTTCCGTTCGGGAACACTGCTATTTGATGAAGGAAATTTTCATTCCATGATCCTTTAATCAGTATTACACGTCCACCTTCAATAAAATGGGAACAAGCTCTCGCATTTTCTATCTTAGAACTATTTACGAATGAGGTCTTTATTTCCGCAATATTTAAGTTGGTTTGCTGCCTAATTATCTGAACTATTGATTTACCGCTCGCTTTGGGCTCTACCAAAGATAATCCGATATTTACTCCACTTGATGAGATGTGATTAGGCAGGAATTTAATCAAATCCGGCATTTCTAGGTATTTATCAATACTTGAAAGTATTACATAGTTGTTATCCCACTTAGCGCCTACTTGAAACCCGCTCGGATCGTTTTTCGTGTCTTTTGTATAAGCCCCATCAATAAATAGTTCCCATTTAAGCGAATGAATAGGGACTTCTGATTTATCCATTATGGTAAACCAATCTTTACGCCATTCCCCACCCTCTGCTGGTGATGGAATTTGCATGTATTGCCCAGCGAAATTATACCTATTCGCTTGCCTTATTTGCTCTAGCTCTTCAAAGTTATGCTTCTCTGACCATAACGGGTTGTTGTCAATATCTAACGCTGGCAAACATAAATGTTCCCATTTTTCCCCAGATCCGCCATCCAAAAGAAAGCCGCTTAAATCTTCTTCGTGTAGTCGCTGCATAATCACAATAATAGGCGTGTCCCTGTCATTTACTCGGCTTCGAATTGTTGAATTATACCTTTCGTTTACCGCGCTTCTTTTAGCTTCCGAATTGGCGTCATCTGGCTTTAACGGATCATCTATAATTATCGCTCCCGAAAATATTTTACTTTCCGCTACACCCGCTCCAAATCCCGTAATCGCTCCCCCAGAAGCGGTCGCATAAACCCCGCCTCCGGATTCATTAAACCACTTCTTTTTACCTTGCGCGTCCTTCTTTAATTTCATAGGCCACAAAGCATTAAACGACTCGCTCTCTATATACTCTTTTGTTTGGCTAGAGTTATCAAGTGCTAAGTCGTCTGAATAAGATAAATGAATAAACTTTGCGGATGGATTACGGGCTAAACACCAACTAATGAAGCATTTTACAGCTAATTCAGTCTTTCCGTAACGAGGGGGAATATTGATTATACCTCGCTTTATTTCGCCATCAAACACTTTAGTTAAGAATTCGGATATTAAAGCGAAATGAGGTGCTACAATGAAGTTTCGTCTATGATTCTCTTTGTAAATGTATCGGGTAAAAAATAATAAATCTCTTTCGCATTTTATCTTTATAACCTTTTGAATATTAGTAAGATTTGTCAAGATTATTATTTATTAGTTTTATTTCTTGATCTGTCAGTTTTCCAGCGTCAATATTTATGTTGGTATTCACTATTGGCGCAAATCCGCCACGAGCCTTTAGGTAGTTTACAGTTGCGGATATTTGGTCTTTCTCTTGTTCGGCTGTCATGGCTAAAGTTGCCAAGTGAGCTAACATTTTTTCATTTGTAGGCAATATAGACTCTATTTCCGCCTTTGCGGTCTTTTCGATTATCAACGGCTCTACCTTTGCCCGGAACTTATTAAATTCATTTTCCGCTTCCGAATACCATCGCCAAATAGTCACGCTTGAAACATTACATTTTGTTTCAATTTTCTTCAATATATTTTTCTTATCAATACCCTTTTTTAAATCCTTAAGTATTGATTTTATTGCGCTTTCTTTATTAAATTCCCCTTTTGACATATTGCAAATTTAGTCAAATATCATTCAAATAAAAAACCGCTTATTAAAGCGGCTGTTCTGTTAATCCTTCAAAGTTGCAAATCTTTTGATTTAAATAATATTCCTGATAATCTACAACTTCGTATCTATCTCTTTGAGCTGGACTGTAACCAGGCATTTTTACTTCTATATAATCCCCTCTTTGATCTTCTCCGGCAGACGTTATTAAGCCGCAATTAACTTCTTCTGATCCGTAATTTATTGGCTCGTACTCTTTTATTTCTGGCGTTGAGCAACTTAACAATACGATTGATAACGTAGTGAATAATAACTTTTTCATGTCTTTTATGTTTTTAGATTTAATTAAAGATAAACAAAAACCCCATCAAATCAATGACGAGGTTTAAAGAAACTCTTTCGAGTCGTGTTCAGATTCAAAAATACTCCTTTCTTTTAGTTAATATTGAATTGACTTATTGAAAGGTAATGAAATTAATCGTGCCAACTTTCTGTTAATGATTCATCTTTAAATAACGAAAAGTCAATCATTCCTCTTTCCTGAGTGATTTCAACTCTCATAAAAGCCTTGCCCTTACTTGTGCCTGTCGGTATGGCATAAACCCCCATTGGTACGTTTTCTGCTGTTCCAAATTTATTTATCAGGAATCTTTGTGCTAAAGTTATTTCCGCTAACATATTTACTTTTGATTAAATTATTCAACTTCCCCACTTACATACGGAAATATATCCAAAATCTTTGACTCTGAAACCGATGGAATTTCATAATCCCCCATGCTGTTTTTCATTGCTTCACAAGTATTCTCATAAGCATGTTTTGCATCATTGCCCTGAACCAATAAATATATATTAGTTTTACGTTCTTTTCCGCTTTCTTCGTCGTAAGCCGTTAATGAAATTTTAGATTTAAACCATTTATCACAATCTTCAATCGGATAAACTTCTGAGAAATTTACGGGTTTAATATTTGTGATTTTGAATTCCTCACTAATGTAAGAAGTCATTTCTTCATTAATTCGGCTTTCAGCTTCTGTGTAAGATAATGCATCAACCAAATAAGCTTCTGTGACAATTTTTTGAACTCCTGTATCCTGAGTTTTACGGTATTTTACTTTGCATTCGTACCAAGTTGTATTCATATTTTTATTTTAATTACGGCGAATTCGCCTAGATTAGATTAGTGTTATTTACTTCTTTTGTATTTATCGATTTGGCTAGAAATCCAAAGCCCTATGTTTATGCCGACTATTAAAGTAGATATTAGCTTTATTATCATTATTTTAA